TCGTTTTGCACAAAGGCGGTTGACGCTATTTTGTCCGAGTTATCACCTTTGCCCGGCGTTGTAACCGTTGAATCTTTGCCCAGCCTGGCGGAGCCGTACACGGTCAGACCGGCAGGCATATACCAGTCATTGCTGGTATTCATGCGAAGCACCCAGTTGTTATTAGTTGAGTCCCAGAAACCAAAATTACCTGCGCCAGAATAGTTAGCCGAAATCAGGGGCCTGGTGCTGTCGGACGAGCTGAACATAATGCAGCTGTCGTGGCGGTTCGCGTTAATAATCCCGCTGAAATTCACCGCGCCGCTGAAATTCACGTCGCCGGTTACTGTTACCTCGCCGGTGCTGCCATCCAGCGTAATTCCGGCGGCTGTTCTCATGGTGGGGCCGCTCGCGTTCAGCATCACTTTGCCGCCACCTTTTGCCATTGCGATGGTGCTAAGTAAGCCCAGCACGCCGCCGGTGCCTGAGTTATCAGTGTCCGTCATACCATAGCCAAATATCACCCGCCCGATATCGGTATCGGTGGCTGGCGCTGACGTGACATCTGTCCGCGAAAAGGACTGATATGCCGGATAAACGGCGCGCTGGAAAAGCTGGCGATAACCTATTGTCAGCGCGCCGCCATATGAGCCATTGCCTGTAACGTCCAGTACGCCGCTGACCGTTGCGCCTTTTGTAAACGCCGGGCTTTCAAGCGGCGCTTTCGGGGCGACGGCACTCTGCACAAATGCCGTGTTCGCCAGCTGCGTGCTGCTGTCGTTAACGCCCGCCGTCGGGGCGGTCGGCCTGCCCGTCAGTGCCGGACTGGCAAGTGGGGCTTTCTGTGCCAGCTGGTTGGTTATGGTCGTGGCGAAGTTCGGATCGTTACCCAGCGCGTCCGCCAGTTCTTTCAGCGTGTCCAGCGAAGCGGGCGACGAGGCAACCAGCTGCGCAATCGCTGACTGCACAAACGCCGTGGTCGCCAGCTGCGTGGAGTTGTTGCCGGTTGCCGCCGTGGGCGCTCTCGGGATACCTGAAAAGGACGGCCCGGCAATCGCTGCTTTGAGCGCCAGCTGGCTCGTCATCGTGCTGTAAAAGTTCGGGTCGTTATTAATCGCCGCCGCCAGCTCTGCCAGCGTGTCCAGCGTCAGCGGTGCGTCGCCTTTCAGCAGGCCAATGGCCGCCTGCACAAACGCCGTGGTCGCAATCTGCGGGCTGTTGTTGCCGCTGGCCGCAGTGGGCGCTTTTGGTATGCCCGTCAGTACGGGGTCTTTTTTCGGCGCATACTGTGTGTGCGGATCGGCTGCCGCGACGTGCTTATCCAGCAGGCCGTCAGCGTAGGCTTTCACCTCAATAACCGCGTCGTCCACGTATTTGCGCGTCGCCAGCACCACGGACGGATCGATTTTCAGCGTCACCGCCTCGGTGCTGCTCACGATGATAATCATGCGGATAACCTGCGTGCGGCCTGACCCCTCGGCCAGCTGCGGCTTGTAGGTTTCCGCGCAGTTAGCCACCGCAATCAGGTCGCCCGCCTCGTCAAACAGACCGATTTCCCGTATCCACCAACCGCCCTCGTTTTCGGGGATCACCTGCTCGGCAATAATCTGGCTGGCGTTGAGCGGGTCAACCGTCAGCGAGTTCAGCGCCGCCCGGCGCTTTTCGCGCACCAGTTTTGTCTGCGACGCGTTCGGCGTTGGCAGCGCGTCGTTGCCGTCGCCCACCGCCATATGCGTGATTTTCAGCTGCGTGCCCAGCGCGGCGGCCTGCGCCAGTTTGGCCTGTCCGCGCGTGGTCAGCAGGGCATAAAATTTTGTTGCCATTTCAGACCCTCAGTGTGTCGATAAAGTGAATTGCCGCGCCCGTCCACAGGTCGCCGCCAGCCTCGATAACATCCGGCGTATAGGGATATGTGGTAAGCACTTCCCCGACGTAGCAGCCCGCCGCGATAAATTCGCTGCCGGACGACTGCAGATTGATACTCATGCCCAGCATGTGCCTGCTGCACGGCTTCGCGTCGCTGATAACGCGCTCAAGCTCCGCGTAGGTTTCCTCAGTAATGCCCTGTTCCTGCACGCCGATGTCCAGGCGGAACGTGCCGGGTGCCTCCCCGGTTTTCCACCACTCAATCACGCGGATCAGGAAGCCGAACGGCTGTACGGCGCGGCGCACGGCGGTGATGGTGCCTTTGTGCTGATGGATAAAAAACGCATCCATAACCACCTGGCGCTTGACGCTCTCCGTCCAGCTTTCATCCCAGCGATCCACGGAAAACGCCCAGGCCAGACAGGGCAGAAACGACACGGGACACGCGCCGGGGTTCCAGAGGTCGCGCAGCGGAACGTCAAGCCCGGAGATATCGCTGCACGCCTGCGCCAGCCTGCGCTCCAGCGCGGACGAGCCGGGCGGCATCAGGTTGTTATTCATCGGTGCCCCCGTTGGTTACGCTCCACTCCTCGCACCATCCCGCCTGCGTTTTATCCAGCACCACGTCAGCCAGCGGCGAGGCCAGCTCCACGCGCTGCACGCCCTCGACGTGAAGCGCGGCGTAAATTGCCGAGCGCCGGATATCACGCCCCAGCCGGGACTGGCTGGCAATGTAGCTCTGCAGCCTGGCCTTTGACGCCGCCAGAATCGGCTCCGCTTCGGGACCCGGGTAGAGGTAGAGCGCCGCCTCAACGGTGTAGGGCACGATGGCTGCCGACCGCACGCTGACGCGGTCCGCCAGCGGGCGCACGCTCTCGTCATTCAGCGCATCGCTGACCACCGTCAGCAGGTCGTCCGTTGCCCGTCCGTTACCTATGCGACTCAGCACGGTGATCACCACCACCGCCGGAGAGGGGCTGGTTGCGGAGACGTCCGCCACGCGCCCGTCGGCGCTTTTCGCATGAAACTCATAGGAGGCAGCAGGCCCGGCCACGCTCAGCCCCTCAAAGGCGGCGGGCACGCGCAGGCGCAGGTCCTCGTCGGTTTCCATTACTGCCGCTACGGGCGGCACGGCGGTGTTGTCAGCTGGCGTGACGGTCAGGCGCGCAACGTTGTAGTTCGCGGCAAGCTGGTCCAGATCGCTGCCGAGGGCGTAGGCCACCATCACGGCCTGTGCTGCCTCGTTGATGCGCTGGCGCAGCAGCAGCTCGCGGTAAACATTTTCCTGCAGCAGCTTAACAACCGGCTCAGACTCCAGCGCCAGCGTGCGGCGCATGGCGTCCTGCTGCTCTGCCGGACAGAGCGCAATCAGCGAGGCTTTGCGCTCAGCGAGCAGCGTTTCAAAATCCGGTACATCAACCACTGCCGGTGCAGGCAGCTGGGAAAGGTCAATCAGTGCCACCGGTCACCCCCGTGGGTACGGTTAAAGAAAGCGGCGCGCCGTCGCTGCGGCGTCCGGTCAGTTCTGCAGTCATGGAGCCGTCCGCCGCCGTGGTCAGGCTGATGGCGTCCAGCTGCACGCGCGGCTCCCACGTTGCCAGCGCGGTGTAAATCGCCGCCATCACCTGCAGGCGTATTGCGCCGTTCTGCGTCTGGTCGGTAAGCCTGAACAGCACCGATCCGTAAGTGCGCCGCGCAATGCGGCTGCCCTGCGGGGTCAGCAGAATGTCGCGCACCGACTGGCGGACGTGATCGATGTCGGTAATGGCTTTCCCGCTCTGCTGGTTCATGCCGAGATATTTCACTACTGCGGACCTCCTGACATATCGCCGCCGGACCTGACGCCGCCGTGCTTATGGGTATGCACGACGACGCCGTTGGAACTCATGGAGCCGCCGCCCTGCGTCACGGCTCCGTTCATCACGGTTTCACTGTTAATTTGTGTCTGACTGGCCTGCACCCTGAATAAGTCTGTGATCAGCTGAATGCCGTCCGCCGCCTCAATGCGCACGCTTCTGATGTTTTTTATCAGCAGCTGACCGTTTTCAGGCTCATACTGAAACCAGCCGCCATCCTTAAACTCGGTGATAGCGCCGTCCGCCGAATGCCCGGGCGGTGCAAACGCATCGGAGTAGATGGCGGGCAGCGCAAACGCGGTTTCAAGATTGCCGCCCATGCTGAGCAGCACGACCTGCTCACCCACGGTGGGCTGCCACCAGGTGCGCGTGTTACCGGCGCGCAGGGTCAGCCAGTTAATCCAGTTGGTTTCAAGGTCGCCCGTTTTCACCCGGCACAGCCAGTTTTCCGGATCCACCTCAGACACGGTGCCGGTGCGGATCAGGTTGGTGATAAGGCGCATTATTTCAGTGAGTTTTTCGTTCATCTGTTAAAGATCTCGTTTTATATCCCGAAAATAAACGTTGGCCTCTTGTGTCGGAGCTGACACAATTTTATTGACGAAAAAGGAAGGTATATGGACTCTAATTTTGAACCCATCATAAAAGCCGTTGAGAATCTCTCAATTGACGAACTAAGAAGTTTTCTTGATGCTGAAATAGATCAGGCTCGTGCTGAAAGCCTGAGGGCGCGCTCTGAAAAATCAATTGCGTTGTACCTAAATGGAATCCCTGAGCATCTTTTTTTTGACAGACTGGTATTTTTCAAAAACATCACTAAAGATCTAGATTTGAGCGTTTCAGACTGCAAGTCAATATTAAATATAAACTTAGAAAACATAACCAATATAAATAGAGAAATTGCAGAAACTGACTCCTTTGCAGAATCATTATTTTCTTCCTTTAAGAAATCAATAGAAAAAACATTAAGCACTCTCGATAGTGACACCTATTTTGATGATCTTAGCGAACAGCCGTTAAAAAAGCTTTACCTGGCAATGGAAAATAAAAAGGAAGTCTCTTACCAGTACGTTGAAGATGTACTAAATTCGATAGATTATAGTCCGCGACATCTCTCTCACTCTGTAAACACAGTTTATGTAAGAGATGGAGACTTTGAAAACTACCTTAACCATAGGAAAGAAGCGCATGATATTTATAGGGAAATATCCTCTAAAGTACGTTTCGCCCTGCGAGAGAAAGTAGATAAGCTTGTAGCGAAAAGAGACGAGCTTTACAGAAACCCACAAGAAATCAGAAAAAAGATGATTCACTGGAGAACAGCAGCAATTGAGTGCTTAGGTGCCTCTTACAGCGATGCAGAACTTACCACCAACGCACTAATGATAACTTACGAATAAGTCGCATTAATATTTAATAGAAACAGGGCTTGCTTAAAATTAAACAAAGCAAGCCCTGTTTTATGTCTATTTAACCAGCCATCTTAAGATCGTTTCTTCGACTGTGTCCGATACATCCACAGTAACACCCAGTAGTTTACGTTCTGAGTATTTAACCTCAGCCCCGCGCTTACTTACCCGGTCCCGCAGCCCGAAGTGATGCACGCGGGCCAGCCGCTGCACCGCAGGCGTGAAGGAAACTTCTGCTGCGTCGCTGTCCGCCTGCGCTTTCAGGTATTTTGCCGTTTTCAGCTTCGTAAACATCCTGCGGCGCACCCGGCCTTTTTTGCTGCGGGCGGTGACGCGGCGCGGCTCCCACGCGGTGCCGTCCGGGGCGCGCTGCGCCGTGATGTTTGCCTGCTGAATGCGGCGCACGTCGCGGGCCACCTCGCGCAGCATTTTTTTGCGCGCGCCGGGTTCCAGCTGAGCCAGCAGCGCGCTCAGCCACGCTTCAACCTCCTGCAGCTCAGCCATGATGCCGCGTCCAGTTTTCCTCCGGTTCGTCCGGCTCGCTCACTGCTTCCACGCTCATTTTCCCGCCTGTCTCCGTCACCATGACCCGCTCGGTCAGCTTGAGATCAATGCTGATATCACAGCTGTTGTTGCCGAGAATATCCACCTCAAACGAAAAGAGCCGCTCGCGCAGCTCGCCGTTCTGCAGCGCGTCCGGCTGGTTCTGCTGCAGCCAGAACAGCACCGGTGCCATCAGCAGGTTCTGGTCCCCGGTGAAGTCCGTCACCACCACGTTAAGCGTGTAACGGTACTCCCACGACATTGACGCGGCGGAGGTGGCAACCACCTGACCGTGGTCAACAAACAGGTGCAGCCTGTCCGGGTTAGCCCGGACGTAGGGCACCGCTTTATTCAGGGCGCTGCGCAAGGACTGCGGCTTGTGCATCCTCTTTCTCCTGACAGCTGATGATAGTGTCCACCCTGTCCGCGCACGACGCCCAGGCGGCCTCGGTTTCGTCGAGCAGCGCCAGCAGGTCGCCGTTACTGCGCGGCGCTGACGGCCCGAGGCGGCACGGGGTGATTTTCGGACAGCCACTGACGGTAAGATTCACCTCCGGTGAGGGCCGGACGCTGGCGCAGCCGGACAGCAGTATCAGGCAGACGGGTATCAGCCCAGAGGCGAAGGTTTTCATTTTCATGTTTCAGCTCCTCAGTTTCCCGCTGACGGTCACGCAGCAGCTGCCCGTTACGCTCGGCGGCGGCGTACAGCGCCGTCTGCGCCTGGCTGCTGGTCTGCATCAGGATATTCAGGGCAAGCAGCTGGCTGTTTTTGCGACTCAGCTTTTTTTCGTTTTCTGCAATCGTGGCTTTCTGCGTTTCGATTCTGGCGATGGTGCTGCTCAGCCGGTAACACTGCACGCCCGCGCAAACAATCAGGCACAGCAAGATAACCGCCAGCCCGCGCATCATGCTGTTGCCCGCTCAAGCTCGGGCGCAAGCATCAGCCGCTGAAAGACGGCAGTCAGCCCCGCCAGCGCGCTAAGGTGCCAGCCCGCTGACCACATCAGCACGGCGATAAACACGCGGTGATACCACCTGAGCGGGATGCCGTCAGTCAGCCGCGCAACCCCCATCAGCCAGCTGAATGCCTCTCTGTGGTTGCCGCCGCTCCGGGTCAGTGCGTACACGCCGCCCAGGTTAATCAGCGTCCAGGCAGCAAAATCCGCCCACAAAACCGCCGCAAGCGGATAGCCCGTAAAGCTGCCACCATAAACGCTGGCCAGCGTCAGCAGGACCATAGCCACCGCCTGAAAACACCACTTTTTAAATAACTGCATATCACGCTCCTTTAAGACACCAGGCCAGCTCGCGCCCGCGCCGGTTGTCCAGTCCGATATTAAATACGCCGTTTACGTACACCCAGCGCGGCAGCTGATAACACGCCTCGCGCCATTTCCCCTGTTTCAGCAGCACCACCATCGTGGAACCGCAGGCATTACCGGTGCCGACGTTGAACGCCAGCGACACCAGCGCGTCATAAACCTGCTGCGGCATGGACACCGCCACGCAGCGCGCCAGTGCCGCCTCAGTCCGCAGCACGTTGGTGATAAAGTTGCCCGCCGCCTGCCGTTCGGTAATGCTTCTGCCCGGCACCACGCCGGACGTGTTGCCAATCCCGTCGGTCCAGACTCCGGCGCTGCACTGGTAAGGCTCCAGGCGGCATCCCTCATAGTCCGCGATAAGCCGCAGCCCGGCGGCGGAGGTGTGCAGCTGCTGGAAGCCGGGCAGCGTGGCGGCGAGCGCCAGCACCACGCCGACGGCGCAGCGTTTAACGGTTTGCAGAGTCATATTCCCCCCGTGTGATGCGCCCCTGCGCCAGCAGCTGATAGGTTTTGTGCTTGTAGTACCAGCTGATAAGCGCCATCAGCAGGCCGATAAGCACCCCGGCCACGGTAGACACGTCTTTTAGCGACAGGTCGCCCAGCCACGCCATTGCCACGGCGATAAACCAGACGATCCCGGTGCTGATTCTTTCCCACATAATTCAGTCCCAGAGCTGGACGGCCTGCACGATGGCCGCTGTAGTCACGTCCGGCAGCTCCACCTCCAGCCCGTGCGGCAGGAGGGGGCCGTACGACGCCAGCCCCGGATTTGCCTGTAAAACCTGCTCGGTCACGCCCTGCGTGCGCCCGTAGTGACGCCAGCAGAGCGCATCCACCGTGTCATACTGCTGCGCACGCACTTTCATCAGATAAGCTCCACGGTGCAGTGCGGCAGGTTCTGCACGCGGCTGACGGACCAGCGCGCATCCCGCCACAGGTCGCCGGTGGCGTCCGCGAACTCTTCACCGCGCTTCACGCCCGCGCCGGTGGCGTCAAAGTCCTGATAGCGCTCGTTGAGCACCGCGCGTGTCCAGCACCACACCGCGCTGCGGTAGTGCTGCAGGCGCACGCTTTCACCGGCCAGCCGCTCCGCCGGGACGTCTGCCAGGCTGTTGTAGCCGCGCAGCTCCTGCCGCTCGCGCCACGGGTACAGTTCGGCGTTGACCTCCGCCATTGCGGTGAGCACCACCTGGCGCAGCCGCTCCGGCGTCACGGTGCCGTCAACGCGCATGGCGCTGCGAAACTGCATCAGGTCCAGATCGGGCCAGAATGAGTTATTCGGGATAATCTCCGGCGTTTCCGTCGCCTGCTCCGGCGCTGTGAATTCCATACTTTTTTGCTCCTGATTAGGTGGGCGGTGGACGGGGTTTTGATAAGGCGCTGCCTGTCGCCACCCCGTGCCGCCCCGCGCGTGGGCACGTCCGGTTATCAGCTGGCGCTGCGGATTTTCCGCTCCAGCTGTTCAATGTCTTTTTTAACGCCGCTCTTTTCATCAAGCAGCAGGGCGCGCTTAAGATGGTTCAGTGCAGAAGCCGGATTGTTTTCTGTCAGCACCCATCCCAGCGATTTATGCAGACGCGCACGCGACTGATCGGGCATGTCGTGTGCATCCACCACCTCCAGCGCCTCCAGCAGCAGAGCCGGATCAAAGTGCGCTTTTGCCAGCACGGCGGCCTTTGCCGAATCCGCTATTTCCTCGGCGATTACCGTGGCTGTGGTGCGATGCCCCAGCGGCATGATCCAGCCGTGCTTTAGCGCATGGCGGGCAACAGTAAGCGCCCCGGCAAAGTCTCCGGCGTCAATGCGCCACAGCATCACGTACATCAGCACGTCATCCTGCTGCGCACCCTCAGCGCTGAGCACACCCTCAACCCATGCGGCGTATTTGGGCAGCACTTCCACCTTGATTTCGGCTTTACGGACGTTTGACTGGACTCCCTTGAGACGGCGGCGGTCCTCACTCAGCTGCAGCAGCATCAGGTCATAACCCTTCGCGCTGCGGCCTGTACCGCCCGAGCGGGCGGCCTCCTGTGCCTGAATAAAGCGCGTATGCGCGCGGAATGGATTGCTCACGGGTTACGCTCCGGTGTTGTCGTCAGCGGCACCGGCGGCTTCGTCGTCAGCGCTACCGGCAGTTTCACCCGAGCCGCTCATGGACTTCACGACGCTGGCTGCCACCGCTGCGATGCGCGCGATTTCTGCCTCGCTCAGCTCGCCCGGCTCTTTTTCCGGCTCCTGCATCAGCAGCTCAATGTTTTCCACCAGGCAGGTGCAGTCGTAGTCCTCCACCACGTAAGCCTCGTTGACCGATTCAAGGTTTTCGATGCGGTCGCGTTTCGGGTTGTCGATGACGGAACGGCGGCGTGTCTCTTCCTGCCAGTAGATTGAGAGGTTATCCAGACGGGTGATCAGCAGCGCATTGGCCGGGAAGTACGGCGCGCGCACCGCCTGCAGGCCACCGATGCGTTTCTGGCTGATAATCAGGTCGGCGGCCAGCGCTTCGGTATTTGGCTGGCTCTGATTGACCAGCGGAAAATACTTGTCAGCCAGCAGCTGGCGTCCGCAGATCACAACCAGCTCGGTGTCGTCCTGATACTGCACACCGATTTTTTCCGATACCGCGCCCATCACAACCGCGTCCAGGTTACGGAACAGGCCGCCGATCCCGACGGTGATTTTGTCCGACACCACTTTGCCGCTGTCGTTAACGTACTGACTCAGCACCTGCGAGGGTTTTTCCTGGCGGATTTTCTCCAGCCAG